CCGCCGGGCGATCAACGCTCGGCATTCCAAAGAGCGTCGGCAAAGAGTTTGTAGCTGCCGACAAGGCGAAAGCAAAACGCAAGCGCAAGGGCAAGCGCCGCAAATGAGGCATCATCGTTACGGCACCAAATCGACGGCGAAGCTAAACACGATGCACCCGGTTTTGCGCCTCGTTGCCGAGCGCGCTTTGCAATTGTCGCCCTATGACGTAACGATCATACACGGGCACCGGGGCGAGGAATTGCAAAACGCGTTGTTTGACTCGGGCGCCAGCCATAAGCAATGGCCCGACTCAATGCACAACACGGTCAACCGCGACACGTTGCAACCGGAAAGCGAGGCGGTCGACTTTGGCCCGTACGTAGAGGGCCGGGTACCGTGGGGAGATACGCACGTTTTCGCGGTTATCGCCGGCGCGTTCTTCGCGGCGGCAACCGAGCAAGGCGTAACGCTACGTTGGGGCGGCGATTGGGACGGCGACGGCTCGACGACAGATCAAACGTTAATGGATTGGGGGCATATCGAGTTAGCATGAAAACCTACCCGCTACTCACGGTCGGCTTTGCAACGCTCGGCGGCGGTATCGTTGTCGACGTGCGACCCGACGGCACCAAAACAATTCGTTGGTTTGCCACCGCGCTTATATGGCATTGGGAAGGGACGCTAAAGCGTGGCGATATTTAGCCTTCTGAAAGGCATTGTAGCGCCGCTGCTCGGGCCGTTGCTCGACAAGATACCCGACGTTAACGAAAAGCGCCGGCTAGAGGCAATGGTCGAGGACAACATTTTGAAAGCTATAACCGGCGTGGTTATGGCGCAAATTGAAGTCAACAAAATCGAGGCGAAGCACACAAGTATTTTCGTCGCCGGTTGGCGCCCGGCCGTAGGTTGGACGTGCGGGCTTGCGCTCTTTTGGCACTTTATCGTGCAACCATTGCTAATGTGGATTGCGTTTTTATTCGACGTTGATTTGAAGGGCGCACCGAGCTTGGAGATTGGCGAGCTAATGACGGTGCTTTTAGGAATGCTCGGGCTCGGGGGCTTGCGAACGTACGAGAAGCAAGCCGGCGTAGCGCGTAGCTCATTGGGGAAAGGAAATGCAGAAAAGTCTAGTTAGTGCCTTGCAAGCCGTAGTCGACGCGCCCGACGGTACCGACGTCGAGTCGCTTTACGTCTATTGCGAAAGCAACGGGTTACCGCGGGCGCCAGCCGAGGCAATCGTCGAGCGGGGTAACCCCGACGTCGGCGCGGTAATGGCGGCCCTAAAACGTTTGGAGCAAAGCAATGCCGAGAGTACAGGATCGGGGGATACCGAAACCGCTATTCCAGAAGATACCAGCGACGGCGACGATAACGCCGCTGCCGGTAACGACGAGGCGTCGGGGCAATAGACCGGCGCGCTACGACGAGGCGGTATCGGTAGAAGTATGCGAGCGTATTATGATGCAAGAAACGCTCGAAAAAATCGGCAGCGATCCGCGTATGCCGTCGAAGCGTACTATTGTTCGTTGGCTCGCCGACCCGAGAAACGTTGATTTTCGCGAGCAGTATTACTACGCGCGGCGCATTCAAGCCGAGTTGTATATCGACGAGATTTTCGAGATTGCCGACGATACCTCGCACGACTTCGTAACGAAGTACGACAAGGACGGCGTGCCGTACAAAGAGCCCAACAACGAGCACATACAACGCTCGCGCGTGCGGATCGACGCGCGCAAATGGTACGCCTCTAAAATGGTGCCCAAGATTTACGGCGACAAGCAACAAATCGAGCACGACGTTACGGGCGACTTGGCCGAGCTAATGAAAGCGGCGAGCAACAACGACAACGGGTTGCCGCCGCCAATCGAGGGCGAGGTCGAGTAATGGATTTCCAGGCGCGTTTAAGCGATCCGTGGTGGCGGTTGAACAACCTCTATTGGATCAAAGACAAAAACGGCGACGTCGTTAAGTACAAGTGCAATTGGGCGCAAGCGTTGCTCTACAAATCAATGTGGTACCTCAATTGCATATTGAAAGCGCGCCAATTGGGCATGACAACGTTTATTCAGCTATTCATGCTCGACCGTTGCTTGTTCAACGACAACCAAAACGCCGGCATTGTCGCGCACACTAAGGAAGACGCCGAGGCGTTTTTCGACGATAAAATCAAATTCGCGTACGACCGTTTGCCTAACGATATCAAACACGCTAGAGCGGCGACGAGCGACAGCAAGCGGCACTTACGTTTCAGCAACGGCTCGCAAATTCGCGTGGGTACCTCGTTGCGCTCGGGCACTTACCAATACATACACGTATCGGAATTCGGCAAGCTATGCGCGAAGTACCCCGACAAGGCGAGCGAGGTAATATCGGGCACGCTAAACACGGTGGCAGCCGGTAACTTTGTTTTTATCGAGTCGACGGCCGAGGGACCGTTTGGTGAGTTTTACGATATGTGTCGGCGTAGCGAAGACTTGAGCACGGCCGTTAAAAACGACGACCAAGAATTTACAATGCTCGACTACAAGTTTTTCTTTTTCCCGTGGTACAAGCACCCCGACTACGCGCTCAATACGCCGGTAGACATACCCGATAAGTACGTTGGGTATTTTATGAAGTTGAAAAAAGAGCACGACATAGAATTGTCGCAACCTCAAAAATGGTGGTACGTAAAGAAAGCCGCCGAGCAAAGCGACAAAATGAAACAAGAATACCCGTCGACGCCGAGCGAGGCTTTCGAGCGATCAACCGAGCTAGCTATCTACGGCGAGCAACTACGCAAAGCGCGCGAGGGCCGGCGCATTAGCTTGTTGCCAATCGAGCGCGGAATACCGGTCAACACGTTTTGGGATTTGGGGCGCAACGACGTTACCGCGATTTGGTTTCACCAACACCAAGGCGCCCAACACCGATTTATTTATTACTTCGAGGATCGCTTGCAGGATTTGACGTTTTACGTCGAGCAATTGCAAAAATTGAAAGTCGACAACAAATGGTACTACGGCTCGCACTACTTGCCGCACGACGTCGAGGTAACCGACCTATCCTCGGTCAACAACCTAAGTCGGCGGCGCATTCTCGTCGAGGCCGGCCTATCGCCTATCGTTGTCGTGCCGCGAGTGCGCCACATTAACGACGGTATCGAAATTGTGCGGCGCAAATTCGACGCGTGTTGGTTCGACGAGGAAGGTTGCGAAATCGGCTTGCGTGCGCTCGCCGGCTATGAATGGACTTGGGACGACTTACACAAGACGACCCGCTCGACGCCGGCGCACAATTGGGCGAGCAACGGCGCCGACGCTTTCCGGCAATTCGCCCAAGGCTACAAAGGGCCGGGGGCGAGCTTCAAAGAGCAAGCCGCCCGTTCCGAGGCCAACCTAGACGGTAGCGGCGGCCGGTTGTATGCTCGCAAGCGCCAACCTCGCCGTGGCAGCGTGACTAATCCAACCCTAACCCATGTGGTATAGACGCTATGGCAACTAGAGGCGGGCAAGCAAACGCACCGAGCCGCAAAGGCGCCGGCCCTCGTGGGCGCGGGTCGAGCGGCGGTCGATCCACCGGCGGCACGAGCAACCGCGGTACCCAATCCTCGCTACAACCGGGCGGCGGGCATACCCGCGCCCGCACCGACATTGCCGGGCGCAAGCTCGGTACCGAAATGTCGGAAAGTCAAATAGTCGGCTTCCTCGGCCGCAAGATTTGGCAAGCAATGAACGACGAAGACGGCGACTTGTCCGAGGTCCGACAAGAGAATTTCAACTACTATATTGGTGCGGACTACGGCAACGAGCGTACCGATTACTCCAAGTACGTTACCCGTGAATTGCTCGAAACGATTGAATGGGTATTGCCCTCGGTGCTTCGCGTTTTCACGTCGGGCGATAAGGTAGTCGTCTTCGACCCGACCGGCCCCGACGACGAGGCGCAAGCCGACCAAGAAACCGATATAACCAATTACTACGCGCTGAAAGCCAACAAGGGTAAAGGCTTTCTATCGTTGCACCATTGGTTTAAAGACGCGCTAATGTTCCCCAACGGGTACATTAAGGCGTACATAAAAGAGTCGATACAAACCGACGTCGGCAGCGTAACCGGTATCGACGCTATCGGCTTGCAAATGCTCGTCGACGACCCCGACGTCGATATACTAGAGCAAGAATCACGCACGATTTTAGTCGAGGTTCAGGGCGCGCCCGGCGGCGACGTTCCTCCCTCCCAAGCCCCAACCGGTGCGCCCGCACCGGGCGCGGCACCGCCGCCGGGCGCCGGGCCGCAAGTCGGCGGCCAGCAACCGCAAACACCCTCGCCCGACCAAACGCCGCAAGGCGGCGCGGCAGCGCCGCCGCAATTAACCGTTGTCGGCAATGCACCGGACAAAGTGCCGTTGGAAGTCTTCGACCTACGCATACGCACGACTAAGCCGATAATGGAGCTACGGATCGAGCCCGTGCCCGGCGAGGAATGCCTCGTAGACAACGATTGCGTGTCGATTGATCTCGACGAGGCCGATTTCGTTTGCCACCGCGTACGCAAGGCGTACACCGAGCTTGTGCTAGAAGGGTACGACCCCGACGAGCTAGATCAAGTCGGGCTCGGCGAGGATTACCAGTGGAACGACGAGCGCACTAACCGGCTTTTCTACGAAGACGAAGACCCCGACGCGGAAGACGAAGACGACCCGTCTATGCGTACCTATTGGGTACACGAGTGCTACGCGTGGTTTGACTTCGACGGCGACGGGCTCGGCGAGTTTCGCCGCGTGGTGTTGATCGGTGACCGTGTTTTCGAGAACGAAGAGACGAACTATCAACCAATGGTGGCGTTGTCTTCGATCCTAATGCAGCACAAGCACAACGGTATGAGCTACGGCGATATCGTTAAAGACTTGCAACTATTGTTGAGCACGCTAACGCGGCAATTGCTCGACAACATTTACAAAATCAATGTGCGCCGCAAGATTTTCAGCGAAGACGCGCTAACCGAGGATGGCTCGACAATGGACGCGATTCTAAACGTCCAAGCCGAGTTTATACCGGTGCGCGGGCCGGCGGCTAACGCCTTTGTGCCCGAGCCGCAACAATCCATAATCGGCGAGCTACTGCCGGTTATCCAGCATTTTAGCGAAGAGGTCGCAATGCGCTCGGGCGTGAGCCCGCAAGCGAGCCTCGATCCTAACGTGTTGCAGGAAGTGACCGCGACCGCCTTTACGGGCGCCCTTGAGCAAGCCTCGCAACGTATCGAAATGCTCGTGCGAATTTTCGCCGAGACGGGTATGCGTTTCCTAATGCTCAAGGTTCACCAATTGTTACGCTCGCATTGGGATATTGCGCGCGCGGTTAAAATCCGCGGCGAATGGATCGACGTCGATCCTAACGGTTGGCGCGAGCGTACCGATATGACGGTAAACGTCGGGCTCGGCTTCAATAGCAAGCAACAACAACTCGGGTTGCTAGTTCAGCTAATCTCAATGCAGAAGGAAGCCGCGGCCGCCGGGCTATCGAGCCCCGACAAGGTTTACAACGCGCTCGAAAAACTCGTTAACGCGGCCGGCCTCGGCGACGTGCGGCAATACTTTATCGACCCCAAGGGCGACGATTACCAACCGCCGCAACCGCCGCCGCCAGACGGCACCGAAATGCTCGCGAAAGCCCAAGCCGAGGCGTTGGGCCAAGAGCAACAACGCAAGCAAATGGAAGCCCAACAAAAGGGCCAACTAGACGCGCAAAAACAGCAACTCGACGCGCAACTCGCGCAAGGCAAGCAACAAAGCGAGCAACTCGATAAGCAAATCGTAATGAAGAAACTCGACGCGCAAATCGCCCTCGACAACCGCAAGCAAGCCGAGATCGAGGCCACCGGCGAATACACGCGCGAAAACATCGAAGCCGATACCGACCTAAAACGCTCGCAGTCGGGCAAGGCGCAAGCCGAGCAGCACGCTACGGCCGTCGAGTCGAGCGACGCATTCCAAGAGGCTACAGAAATTGTCGAACGGGAAGCTACGCAGTCAATTGAAAGCGAGGCCAGCGCCGACGGCGAGAGCGACGACGAGGGCGACGAAGACTAGCGACACGCCGGCGGTTGTTGTACCGCCGGTTGATATCGCCCCGATAGCCGCCGCGCTCAACACGCTAGCCGGGCAACTCGCTCGCTTTATGGGCTCGATTGAGCACCTAGAGCACGAGCAGCACGAGC